AAGTGATTCCATAAACCTCTGGGCAAATCTTTGTCCACGCAAACAAGGTTCCCCCATCAGCACACCCAATCTCCAAAATTATTTTGGGATTAAATGAGGCCACCAATTCAAGTGCTACTGTGAATTCTCCTGGCCTTTGCTGTGCCTTATGTTCCGCGCATGCTGTTTCTGCAATGTCACTTAGACTTTGCTTCATCCTTTGCCTTACTTGCTGCCTTGTCTGTCTGCTCGCGCCTGGACAGCGGCCTAGGCTCTGCTGTCTTAGGTGCCTCATCAACCTTTGGCTCTTCCTTTGGCTGTGGCTTGCTAGGGATTAGCCTTGGTCCTGGTGGCAATGCCTCTTCTGTTTCCTCTAGTCCTGCCAGCGCTATCTTCAGTTCATTAAGCTTAGCTTCATCAGCACCGTCCTCTGTCAGTGCTGCAAGCTTGCGCTTCAATCCTGCATGCCTTGTCTTAACGTCCTCATCCATTGTTATACCTCCTGTACCTGCAAGTTGGATGCCTTGAGAATTTTCTTAGACGTGTCTGCGTGTTCACCTGTACCGCCACTGATAAACCACAAATTAAGTGCCATCAATGATTGCAGGTACATGCCAACCTTTAGGTTAGTGAGGTTTGACGGAGCACTTGCCTTATCCACGGAATTCTTATCTTTCTTGTTAACGTTCTGAAATGATCCACTCCCGATAGGCTTTATTTGTGTAGTCATTAACTCTCCTTAAAACACCAGAACATCAACAGTGTTAGTGATGTTAGTATTAGCGCTGTACAGAACACGCAAATAGCGCACTCCCACCTGTGCTGATTTCACATACAGTATTTTTGTCACAGCAGTTGTCATAACGAATGTGGATGCCACAAATGTTGCGGGAGTAGCAGAATCCGAATAAGTAAGTGCAGACCAGTTAGCGTTATCAGGCGATCCCTGCAAAGCATATGTGCATGTAGGTGTTGCACCAATAGCAGCAGTCACACGGAACAGCGCACCAGCGGGAAGCCCATAGTTGGCACTATCCAGCACGTTAGTGGACGCACCGTTACCCGCTTGTGCTGTTGACAATGCTGTGCCTACAACTGCATAGTCAAACAGCGCAGGGTTTTCTGCGGCATACCTCAAGATGTTCTGTGCCTCATTCAGCTTTGCTGTCTGCTGTATTAGTGTCACAGCATCAGTCATCTGCAATTGCAGATTCAGCCTTTTGAATACTTCAATTTGTGCTGTTGCCATCTATGTTCCTTTCCTATGGCAGAATTCCCAGGCTGGCAATAGCCAGCCCGAGAATCCTAACCATCAATCAGAATCCAGCAGGTGCAGTCAATCCTGTGTCAAAGATCTTCTGCATACCCAGAGCATAACGCTGGAAGGTGTACGCGAAATAGCCATACACGACCAGCACAACGCCAAGGTTGGCAGCCGATGGCTGCTCTGCCCTGATGAACGTTGGTGCATTACCCTCTTCCCAAAGATGGCATTCCCTCTGAGGTACCACGTAAATGATATCCTGAGTACCACCAGTAAGAGCACCAGCAAGCCCAGCAGTTGTGATGTTGTTATCAACAATCACCTCAAGGCCGTTAGGCAGAACGCCACGTGTGCCAGCATTGTACGTAGCATTTGTGTTAGTTCCACCAGCCTGCACAGGCATTCCCTGTGAGTTAATGAATGGCCATGTTGCGCTTACCTGGCTAGATAGCCAGTACCACCTACGCGAGTGCATAAGCACGTGAGTAGGCTGGCCCATGGCAAGCATAGCGCTTTCTACCTGTGATGCTGCACCCATGATGAATGGGTATAGCTCTGCGGCAGTAGGTGATGCGTCAGTGTACGCAGTACCGTTAGCAACAGCATTCAGCCCGGTTGATGCCTGGCTAAGTAGCGTGTTGTCAAGTGCTGTGTTATACCTTGCATACAAATCCTGTAGCACAACATCCTCAATACCATTACCACGGTCAATAGCCTGACGAGAAACAAGCTGCTCGCCCGCTGCTGTCTGTACGTTCACAGTCAGCAATGTGTCGTCCATATCAGTGAATGACACTGCTGCCAGTTCAGATGCCTGAAGTGCGGCAGTTGAAGGTGTAGTGATACGAGAGATGTTAACGCTCATACCGTCCGCTGGTAGTGGGTGCTTGTTACATACATCAGCGAATGGACGCAGGTTAGCAACCGCTGGTGCAACCATGTCAGTAAGATACTGAGGCACAGTCAGACCAGTGAAGGCACCAGTTCCAACACCAACAGATGAACGCTCTTGGTATACACCGCGCTCTACTCTTTCCTCTTCCATGTGACGTGCCAGCCTTGATGAAGCGCCAACATCGTTGTACATGAACTGACGGCAAACGTCAGTCAGGAATTGCCTTCCTGTACGGTCAGACTCACGGCTGTAAGTACGTGGCTCATTGGTAACGTGCCAACGCTGCTCTCCACCACGGGTAGCCTTTGGCGCAGGTGCGTGCTCCATTGACTGCTGTGACTTACGCTCTGACTCTTCTTCTTCAGCCTGCACCTTGCGTGCATTCTCAAGCTTGCCACGGATACCCGTAGCCTGAGCCTTAGACAAATCAATAGCAGCAAACAGTTCCTTTGTGCGATCTTCCTCTTGCTCAGAAAGGCTTGCTCGCCCTTCCTGCGCAGCAGTATCGAGGATAAGCTTGATTTCAGCCTTTGCACGCTGTGCGCGCTTCTGTGCTGCCTCTAGCTCAACCTCAATCCCGCTGATCAATTCTACAATAGTAGCCATTTTGGCATACTCCAATCTTTGTAGTTCCATTGGAATACGCACGGGCTCTGACTGGCCCAAGAAATTTAGCTCTGACTAGCTCCTATTCCTATTGCGTTTGCATAGTCTCATCTATGCCAGTGACTTACCGGCTCTGACTGGCTTTGGTCACTGATTCACTTGTTAAACAGTTCCCTCAATTCTTCATCCTCTAGCATAAGCCTGTTCATGTAAAGAGCACGTGATCTGCTAAGTGGTTCCGCTGGCTCTTGTGGTTCCATTACTGTAGGCTCTTGCTCTTCTGGCTCTGACTGGCCAGTTGGGGCACCGAGTTCTCTCTTACCCATTTCCAGGTAAGTAGCTTCTATGTTGTTTTTAATACTCACATATGCGGCACGCTGTACTGATGCTGGCATGTCCTTTAGCTCGTGCATGAACTGATATGACCTTGCCTCAATACTTGTGTATGGGTTAGCACCATAGTTCACAGCACTTACATCACCACGGTTAATGTCAGCTTCTTTAATGGTGAAGTGATCATAGTCCTCATTCCACTCACCATCATTAAGCATGAACGCAAATGACATCTCTGTTACTAGCTCATCCTTAATAGCACTCATCAATAGCTGTACATCAGCACGGTCCGTATTCAGCCACCCACGAACCTTCAGACCCTTTTTATCTGCCCCCAGGTCTAGTGTTTCGTTTGTTGTCCTGGCCATGGTGACACCACGATGATTAGCCAGGAACATTACATCAGGACCAGCGGCCAATGATTTGTCCAGCGCATTTGGGTCAACATCTTCTGTGAAAGGACCGAACATGTCATACATCGTGTATTTCTTATTGAACACGGTAGCATACCCGGTTACCTCAAAATATTCTTTACCATTCTTCTCAACAATGGCATAACGGTAATCAGTGGGAAAGGACACAACACGTCCAGTCAGCGGCAATGGGGAAGCTGCTCGTTGTTCCTTAAAGTCCACGGGAGCATCACTCTCTTGCTTCCCTTTAGCTACTGCTCTTGGATTAACCATGTGTGTCATCCTTCCTTAAACGCTGGTGCTGGTGGTGCCTTTGCATTGGGATCACCAAACAGTATATTGAATTCTGCAATCTGCTCTTCGGTGAGTGGCGGTCTATCCTCTAGTGCCCTGGCTTCCGATACTGCCATTTGCCTAGATGAAATCATTTCAGACAGGTAACGTGCTCTAGTTCCAGAATCCATACGTAGCAGTGCATCGGCATTCAGCTTTACGTAACGTGGCCTCGCCAGCAAGTTGGACAAACCATACTCGCGCCTGGCAATAGCAGGCCCTAGCTCCATGATCAGGAATTGCAAGTTGCGTTGTGTGATACTTGCGTAAGTAATTGACTGCCCTGAAACTGCGGAATCAATTAGATCAGCGGGAACACCCAAAAATCTGGCAATATCCACAACTCCCAATTCCATTGCTTTAATCCAGTCGGCTGAAGCGGATTCAGCGGCGACCATTGAATACTCCCAATCCGACCCTGTGATAAAAGGTTTGTCAGCATCTTGTGTGGCTTTCCACGATTCAGACATGATCAGCGCTTCACCCTCATCAATAGGACGTTCTGTATTACGGAGCATGGCCCTTGGCTCACCACCTGTACTAAACCAGTTGATGATGAAGTCTTGCACACTCTTGTACTCCCCTAGCGTGTATGCCGCGTAGGCAATGGGTGATAGCCCTACAGGGCTGCCTGCTAGTGGGTACTGTCTCTCATGCCATATGCTGCTAGGTGGGTACTCTGTGCTGCCTATACGGTAATACTCTACTGTGCTGCCACTAGCCTTAACGGTGCATTCACTTGATGCATGCGGTTCAATTAGTGCAGGCATACCATTACCATCTAGCTCACGTACAATGCCAATGAAGTTCCCTGATCGGTCTAGCTCAACCTGGCTTACATACATCCATTCCATGTAGCCAATCTCGCCACCTGTGTTAATCAGCACTCGTGGCTTAGGCACTTCAATTGCCAATCCCTGCACCTTACGGTAAACATCACACGGCAAGGTGCTTACAAGGTCAGCACGCAAACGGAGCGATGCCCACACAGCGGATTGCTGCATAGCCTGATTAGCTCCCACGTATGGCGGGCCAGTGCCACCAGTTGTGCGCCTGGGGATCAGTTCACCCGTGCTGCCAATACCAAAGAATCTCTTACCCTTTTTACCTGTCAACAGTCCCATTATGGCAACCTCGCATCAATCCACAATAGACACAGCCCGCCTACGATAAAGCCAGCGGGAAGATAGATCAATGCGACACCAAAGGATATCAATACAAGGCCAGCAAGAGCAGGCACCATTGTTGCAGCATCAGCAATACCAGGCAGAGAGCGTGTAAGATAACTCTTGGCCCTGGCCCCTATTGTCTTAATACTCTGTTGCACCTTCACTTTCATGGGCTGGTACCTTTATCCCTTCCGCATCAAGCCTAGCTATGTTCGCGTCAGTAAGCATGTCACGCTCACGCAAGAAAACCATTCCCTCTGGGGTCACGCACTTAACAGCAAATGCATTCTCGGTGACGTACTTGCCAGCCTTAGCCCATGCAATGAATGTCTCGATTGTAAATTTCGCTGGCTCTCTAGTCTTAAACTTCATGAACCCCCACAATGCCAGGGTAACTGCATTAAGTGAGCATATGTCATAAGCTGAATTCTTGTAGTCCCATGCCCACTGATTAGACAATGGCCTGCGATCAACACCAGCCAGGGCCTTGTATAGCACCTTACTGTTAGGGTCATCCCCATAATGCCAAAGCCATTTGTCTCTAAGTCCATCGTAGAAGTTGCCGCACGCATGGGCTACCTCAGTAGCATTGACCTTGATAACCTTAAGGTGCCTTTCTTCCATTTCATCAATCAATGACCCCGCTGCTCCATGAGGATCGACAATCCATTTAGTTGCTGGGCCATAGCGCTTTGCTATCTCGGCAGCCCTGTCAACAATCCATTTAGTTCCCTGCTCATACTCAATTAGCTGAATGCCCACGGTTCCATCAGCCCTTGCACCAGCAACGCCAATTGCCCCATGTTTCCTGTTCGGGCTGATTGCTACAGCGAACACAGGCTGTCTCACTCTGCCAGGATCATCACTGTAATCAGCAGTATTGTCCCACCAGTCTTTAGGCACGACTAGCCATGCTTCATCAGGTGCGGGGTACTGGCCTATGCCCAGCACTTCCCTCTGATAACCTTCGGGATCTTCTGAGAAAGCTTCCTTAGCTTTGCTGAGAATGTCTGCTGTCAGGCGGATACCATAACCGGGATTAGCCTTGGCAATGGACTCTTCCGCATTCACGTCATCATGCAAAGTGCAGTCCGGTTTACAGTATTCAGTATGTGGTTCAATCGACCATTCCATATAAGCGAGAGCATTAGTAGTCTCTCCC